CGTTGCCATGGCCGCCGTTGTCCTCAAAGCGTTCGCGCTCGCGAACGGAGCATCGTGACCGCCGTGTTCGGCATCGAACTCGCCGTGTTCGGGATCGTCATCGTGCTCCTCACACTCGCGGTCGTGGTCGCCGCGATGATCCTGTGGGTTGGCGACCAGCTCGCGATGGGCCGCGACGAGAAAGGAACGTGGCACTGATGACAGTCATGGAGAACCGGTTGCAACTCCTCGACACCCTGCACCTCGCTAAAGGCGGCCACGACACGTTCGAGAACGGCCACTGCGTGATGGAAGCCGTGGCGTGGATCGCGGGTGAGGAGCACTCGGATCATCCCGCGTGCGCGAGCCCGGTCATCACCGCGTTCATGCTCAACTGGAACGACGCGTTGCGCTCTGATGAGGAGCGCGAACGGCTGATCCGTCCGTTGGTGCCGCTGATCGTTGGCACCCGCACATCGAAACGCGACGAGACGCGGCGGGCGTGGATGGCAACCGACTGGCTTGTCAGGGAGCAGGCGCCGGCGTGGTTGCGGCTGGCGGGGCTGACCGAGCAAGCGCACGCACTCGAAAACCTGGCGGCGTTGAAGGGACGCGCGTCAGCGGTGAAGGCGCAACAGGCCATTGATGCTTCTCAGAGGGATGCGGCCGCCGCAGGGGCCGCCGCATGGGACGCCGCACGGGACGCCGCATGGGCCGCCGCATGGGCCGCCGCATGGGCCGCCGCACGGGCCACCGCAGGGGCCGCCGCACGGGCCACCGCATGGGACGCCGCACGGGACGCCGCATGGGCCGCCGCAGGGGCCGCCGCATGGGACGCCGCACGGAACGCCGCAGGGGCCGCCGCAGGGGACGCCGCAGGGGACGCCGCACGGGCCGCCCTCGAACCTACCGTCGAGATCCTGCAAACGTCAGCGGTGCTGCTCGTGAAACGCATGTGCGAGAAGTGGGCCAAGAAGGAGCGACCTCGGGCATGAGGAACGTCTTGCTTGCGCTTGGTGTTGCTACCGCGGCGGTAGGACTGCATCTCGTCTGCTCGGTGGTTCTTCCCGTCCCTGATTGGGCGTGGCACGATCAGTCCGGGGTGTGGCAGGCACGCGCGTTCCTTGAGGCGGGAACGATGCTCGCGCTCGGCTGGTGGTGGCCTGTTCCTGCCGGGCTGCTTGGCGGGGCTGCGCTCGCACAGGTGATCTCCAGTTTGATCTTTGGGAGCGTCCCCAACTACTTCGTTTACGACTTCGGTGTGGACACCACCCATGCGTTCAACGCCCCGGACGTGTTGTTGTTCGTTGGGGTGGCGGCGGCAGCGTTGACGCTGGTGTGGGAGGTTGGCCGTCGTGTCGCACGACGTGACGTGAAGGCGTAGGATCGCAAAGCAACCCCCGGAAGGAGAACAGGTGAGGACATACAAGGTGCTGCGCGTCACCGGAGAAGGCACCTACGAACTGGTTGGTGACGTTGTGGCTGGGAGCGCGGAGGGCGCGTGCCGTGCGGCAGGAACCGAGCACGGCGACGGCCAGTATGTCGCGGTGCCGGAACGCTCGTGGGGCGAGACGCCCCCTGGCAAGTTGATCCAGAAGTTCGTGTTCGACAACGAAGATCCCGACTCGCCCGACATCGAGCCGGAACCCGACGACGACGATCCCGAAGGCGCGTCCTTCGCGAACGAACCCGACGAGGACGACGACAAGGTAACCCCCGCCGCGAAACAGCAGACGCTCGCTGACTAGCGGATGACAGTCGTCCCGCATGAGCCGCACTCCACTCTCTTCGAGGGGGTGCGGCTCATGGCCGAACTTGAGCGGGCCGGAGCGATCACCGACAACGGGTTGAACGTCAACGGCAAGGACCTTTCGCGTGAGCAGTGTGAGGCGCTCGCGTCGTTGTTCGGTGAGGTGAAAAGGCGGTCGTCGTGGGTGATCGGTGACCTGATGGTGTACTGCGAAAACGCTTTCGGAACGGACGTGACATACGGTGAGATCGCCGAGTTGACGGGGTTGGCGTATCAGACAGTCACGAACCTCGCGTCTGTTTCGCGTCGGGTTCCGCCGTCACGGAGGAGGGCGTCGTTGCCGCACTCGATGCACGAGACTGTCGCGTCGCTGCCGCCTGTGGAGCAGAAGCAGTTGTTGAAGCAGGCGGAGGCGGAGGCGTGGACACGCCTGGACTTGCGTGAGCGTGTCCACCCGCGCGTGTTGGAACCGGCTGTGCCGAACCATGTGACGGACACCCGTTCACTTGAGAAGGCCGCGCGTGATCTGCTCGCCCACGCTGACGACGCGGGGGAGAACGTGGTGTGCCGCAAACTCGATGTTGACAGGGTGCGGGCGGCCCTCGGGGCATGAGTGTTTTACCCTTGACAGGTACGAGCAGAGAGACGCGCTATAGCCACCTAGTCCCGGATTGGAGGCAATCCCACATCTTAGCCCCCTGGCCCCTCCGGCTAAGACGGTTCGGGCGTGGTGCGCAAGCGTCCACTGTCACCGCCGTCATCACCTACCGCGCTTCGAGGTTTCCCTGTTCGTACGCGGCCCCCGCCAAGGTAGTACCCCTGCCGGACTCTCTAGGTGGTTGTCGCTGCCGTGTTTGCCTGATAGGCTTGAACCTCCTGTTCTTGGCGAGTAGGAAACTAGCACGGCTCGGGGGTGTTGTCGCGTCCCCGGGTCGTGCTTCTTCTTTGGGAGAAGCGTGAAGGAGAAGGAACTCGTAGCGGCGGTTCTCGGACTGTTGGAGCAACGCGGCTGGCGTGCCATCCACCAACTCCCGGCCGTGGTGGGACAACGAGGACACATGCTTACTGCGTATCAGGGGCCGGGAGCGAAGGGCTGGCCCGACATCTTCGCCGCCAGGGGCGACAGGGCTGTTGCGATGGAACTGAAGGCGGGACGCAACAAGCCTTCGGCCGAGCAACTGGCGTGGCTTGCGGATCTGCGGGCAGCGGGCATCGAGACGTACATCGTGTATGACGTGGACTGGATGGCCGGACGGTTGGACAAGGTGCTGATGTGAAGCGGATCAGGGACAGTGATGCGCTTCGGCGTGCTCGTCTCGCGGGGGTGGAGTGCGTGCTCTGCGGAGACACGTTGCGTCTCTCCATCCACCACGTCTACCCTCGATCCCAGATGGGGGATGACGTGCGCGCGAACCTCGTCACCCTTTGTGGGTCCGGCACGACGGGCCATCACGGGGACGTGGAGCAGCACTTGGGTGACGCGCGTCGCGCGCTCGGACTTCACATCCTCGCGGAACGCCCAGACACCATCGACTACCTCAGCGGGAAGCTCGGTTCGCAGGATCGGGCGCTCGCGTGGCTGGAAAGGAACCTGCTCTCTTGAAACGCTGCGTACACGTCGACGTTGATCCGGAGGACGTGCCGCGCTGCTCGAAGTGCGACACGGAAATGACGCTCCATGTTGGCCGGAGCTTCAGCAGGCAAGGGTGGGCGTTTCTGTGGTGGACGTGCTCCGGAGGCCACACCACCGATCACCTTCTGATCCGAACGGAGCATCTTCATGTCGTCTGAGGAACTCGTTGTTGCCGGTACAGGCGAGATAGTTGATCTCGGCAACGCGCCGCAGTGCGCGAGCGCACTGCTCGCGATCCGGGAAATGGAAAGCCAGTTGCGCGAGATGAAGGGGATCCTCACACAGGCGATCGTGGACGAGTGCGCACGGCGCGGATCGAAAACACTTCACTTCTCCGAGGGATCAACCGCCACCGTGTCGGGTGGCACAGAGGCGGTGTGGGACATCGAGGTTCTCACCCAACTGCTCGACGCAGGGTTGCCCGCCGATCGTTACGCGGAGCTTGTCACCGAGGAGGTGACGTACCGCGTGAACGCGTCGGTTGCGAAAAGCATTGCGGGTGCGAACGAGGAGTACGCGAAGGTGATCGACAACGCGCGTTCGTTGGTGGAGAAGCCGCAGTACGTTTCGATCAAGCACCGCTGATTCGCCCCGGCGTCCCCTCGGGGGTGCTAGGGTTTCCGGACACACTCATACGTAGCCGGGGGGACCTGATGGGTTCCCGCCGTTCGCAGCGTTAGGTGCCCTTTCAGTTTCCCCCCGGCTTCGTCCGAACACTCGGAGGTCAACCGATGTTGCGATGGATTCTACTCACGGGAGCGGTACTTGTCGCGCTCTCGCTAACCAGCGCGTCGCTAGCGGAGAAAACCCAGACGCTTCCGATCAGAACAGCGGCGGCGAAGGAGAAGCAGACGCAGGCACGGTTGGTGCTTCCCGACATCGCGGGGGAAGTGGCTGCCCTGCGCGTGGCTGATCGTGATCGGGTGAAGCGTCAGCTTGTGTCGTCGCGAACGACTCTCGCGTTCTGGGATGGGCGCGGCAAGTGGTTGCGTGCCACCCGCAAAGAGAAGTGCTGGGAGGTGCCGTGGCAACGCTCCTGCACCATCGCCCGCGCAAACCACCGCTTGCACACCTCGTTGGTGCAGGTTGCCGAGCACCGGCTGGTTCACGAGTTGCCGAACACGAACGACTGGCTCACCGCTGTCCGCGTCGCCCAGCGCGTCTACCCAGGCACAACTTCGTGGCTGCTTTACATCTCCGGTCGTGAGGGAGGTCACGGCCCGTGGGTCTGGTACGGAGGACGGCAATGGTCTGGCTATCACATCGGGGACGACTTCCTCGGGGCGGACACGGTTGGCGGGTGGATGCAGTTCAGATTTTCGACGTTCGCTCCGTACTGGCGCGGAATGATCAAAGATCTCAAGGCGCGAGGCGTCACCCTTCCCCCCATCCCTGATCGGGGTGGGCCGTCCGAGTACCAGCCGTGGCTGTGGCCGCTGGGACAGGCGCTCACCGCCGGGTACATGAAGTTCTACGGACGCGAGGGTTGCCACTGGTGTCTCTGACGCATCCCGTCCTACCGCGGCGGTAGGCTCGCGGGGATGGTCGGGCATGATCAAAGGGACGCTCACGCCGGGTGGGGGGCGTGAGCGTCCCGACGGCATGGGAGTTCGTGCTGCTTGCACTCGCGTCCTACCGTGTCTTGCGGCTGCTGTCCGAGGACACTGTTCTTGACGGGCCGCGCCGCTGGGTTTTGCGTTTGGGAACGTGGCGTGAGGAAGGCGACGACGTGCCCGACACGTACCGTTCGACGCTCGGCGAGTTCGTGCGTTGCGCCTGGTGTCTCGGGTTCTGGGTGGCGGTCGGGTGGTGGGTGGTGTGGGAGATCTTCCCGAACGGCACCGTGATCGCGGCCGTGCCGTTCGCGTTGTCGGCCATCGTCGGGTTCTTGCGCGTCAACGTCGATCCGCCTGAATGACCGCGCCGGTGCTTACACTCCACGGGATACGACCCGAATCGGAGGATCGCATGAACGTACGGTACGGATGCGGATGCAAGGGCGGGAAAACGCCCAAGCCGCCCCGCCCAGCGCCCCAGTCGGGCGAGTAGGCATCGCAGTTGGCGCTACCGCAGACACGTCCTCGTAGTCGTGTCCTGACCGCTTCTGCCTCCAGAGTGGGCGGCGGCAAGGAAGACGCTTCCGCCCAACGGGCAGCGTTGCCGTGGCAGGACAGGGCGCTCACCTACGTCGACCAGATCCCCGAACTGAACTACGCGTCCCGGTTCTACGCGCGAATGCTGAGACAGCTGCGGTTGTATCCGGCGATCCTGGACGAGAACGACCAGCCTGTCCCGGTGGAGGATGCGACCGCCGTCGAGATCCTCAACCGGATCCGGGACCCGGGCGGTGGGCGTTCGCAGATCCTCGGGATGTACGGGCGGTTGGCGTTCGTGACGGGGGAGGGGGTGCTGTTCGGCCGCCACCTGGAAACCCCCGACGAGGTTTGGCAGTACGTGTGGACGAAAGAACTCGACATCGAGGTTGACTCGTCCACCAAGCATGTCAAGAAGATCACGCACCGCCCGAACGGGAGCCAGCAGGGCAGCGTCGCCTACGGGCCGAGCGAGGCGGTTGCCTACCGGATGTGGACGCCGCATCCGCGCTCGTCGGGTGAGGCCGACAGTCCGATGCGCTCCGCGTTGGACGTGGCCGAGGAACTGATCCTGCTGACGCTCGCCGTCAGGGCCACCGCTGTTTCGCGCACAACACAAGGGTTGCTGTTCCTGCCACTTGAGGCGGCACCTCCCCCGGCCGAGGCGGGAGGGGACGAGGACCCCCATTCCGACCCGTGGATGGACGACCTTGTCGAGCACCTTGTCGCGCAAAAGGAGAACGCTGGCACGGCGGAGGCAGCAGCCCCGTTCGTGTCGTGGATTCCCGCCGAGTTCATCAACACGGCCGTCCAGTTCGTCCATTTGCACGACACCCAAAACGACTACGCCGAACGCGAACTCCGCAAAGAAGCGGTGGAGCGGTTGGCGCGCGGACTTGACTTCCCGCCCGAAGCGTTGCTTGGATTGGGCAACTCGAACCATTGGGCTGCAATGCAGATCCTTTCCGACATGTGGCGTTCGCACGGTGTCGGGATCGCAGACCAGTTCCGGCACGACCTCAACCAAGCCTATTACCGGCCCGCACTCAAGGAAGCGGGGGTGGCGCAGGCGGACGAGATCGTGATCGCGATGGACGCCTCCAACGTGATCGTCAAAAACGAGTTGTCCGACGATGCCGACAAGGCGATGGACAGGGGCGCGATCTCTTACACCGGGTATCGGGCACTCAAGAACATCCCGGAGAAATGGAAGGCAACACCGGGAGACATCGAGCAGATGCTCGAAGCAAAAGGAAAGACATCCTCGCCTGATCCTTCACCGTCGTTGCCTGCCGCCGAACCTCCGCCTCCCGGGCCGGAGGGCGACTCGGGCCGCAAAACACGGGTGGTTGCGTCGGCGTCACGCGAGTTCGGTGCGGCCGAAATGGCGTTGCATCGCTGCCGCGAGATCGCCGGGAACCGGATCCGCAACAAAGGCAAAGGCAAGATCAGTTTGCGGGAAGACGTGCCTGCCGAGCGTGCCGCGTTCTCTTTGGGGACAAGCGTTGTCGCGGGCCTTCATGTTCCCGCCCGCGAGCTTGTGGCTGGCGGCACCGACTCGCTGCTTGGCCTGCTCGAAGGATGGGGCTACTCGCACGCGGAAGCCGCTTCCATTTGCGAAACGGTCGAGTTGTTCGCGGCCCGCACCCTGTTCGAAGAGGTTGCGTCGTTGCCGTCGGCACTTGAGTCACGTTTCGCTCAGAGCCGCGATCTGATCGAGGCGTCGTAGTGTCCCACGAAGGGAGTACCCTCTTGGACGTGAAGACGAACAGTGCAACATCCACGTCGGCCGCCTTCCATGTGCCTGCCGAAATCACGATCGGTGACATCACGGCCGCGGTCGCCGCCATCGAGGCCGACGACTCCCTGCGTGCGTTGCCGGAAGACGCTCAAGAGCAGCGCGGCCCCATGTGGGATGGTGTGCTTGCGATCGAGGGGAACCCCACCTCCGACATGCGGTTCCTGCTGCCCGGAGAGATCTCGCACAGGGATCTGCCGGTGCCGCTGATGGTGCAAACCGCTGCCGAACCGGGCCATGACGGTGCCGAGGTCGCGGGCCGGATCGAAGACATCGTGGTGATCCCCGCCGCAGACTTCGACGTGGAAGGGTTCTCACTCGGTGATCTCGCGGAGGGCGCGGCCGTGATCTGGGGTTCCGGCACGTTTGATCTGTCGCCGTTCGCCGAGGAGGCGCAACGGCTGATGGAGAACGGGGCGGGCATCTCCGTTGACCTTCCCCCCGAACGTGTCGTCGTGATTGATCCCGACACGTTGCAGGAAGTTCCCGAGGACGAAATCGATTTCGACATGTTGATGATGGGGGGGTATCTGACGGGGATCGCAGGGAAGATCGCGGGGGCCACGATCGTCACGATCCCCGCGTTCGAGGAAGCCTCCATCAGGGTGGCGTCAGGCAAGGTGCTGGTGGCGTCGGCCTACGGGATGCGCGTGCTGCGCGAACAAGTGCTTGTTGCTTCGGCTGGCCCGTTGAAGCCGCCGCGCGACTGGTTCGACGACCCGCGTTTGACCAAGTTGACGCCGCTGACGATCACGGATGATGGCCGCATCTTCGGGCATCTCGCGGACTGGGACGGTTGCCACACAGGGTTCGGCTCGGTGTGCGTGCCGCCGTTCCGTTCCACCACGAACTACGCGTACTTCAACGTCGGCGAAATCGAAACGAGCGACGGGGCAAGAGTGCCGTGCGGCAAACTGATGTTCTCGCGCGACGAGGGCGTCGGCCACGCCAGCGTGTCCCCGACGTTGACCGCCGACGACGTGCGCCACCACTACGACGACGCCACCCGCGTCGGCGGCTTCGTCAGGGCTGGCACCGACAGGTTCGGCACCTGGCTGGCGGGTGTTGTTCGCCACGACCTTTCGGACGAGGACTTGCAGCACTTGCGGTTGCATCCACCGTCGGGTGACTGGCGTCCGATCCCAGGCAAGGGCAGCGAACTCGTCGCCGCGTTCTGCGTGCCGATCCCAGGTTTCCCGATCCCGCGTTCGATGGTCGCGTCGGGTTCGGAAGGGTTGACGATCATCTCGGGGCCTGTCGTGATCGAGATGGGTGAGCGTGCCCGCACCCGCCGGATGGCGATGCTGCGCGAACGCGCCGCCCTCGCGCTCAACCACGACGAGTGAAGATCGTCCACCGCGTCCAGCATGTCGCTGGGCGGGATGCGCCGCTTCAACGCCTGACGGGGTTGCTCGGCGCGTGCGAGATCATCACCGACCACGAACCCGACGACCCCAATCCGTTCAGGAACTACCGTCGCTGTCTCGCTGACACAGGTGACGCCACACACATCGTGATCGTCCAGGACGACTGTGTGCCGTGCGCGAACTTCAAGGAGCGCGTGGAAGCACTCGTCGCCGAACGTCCCGACGACATGCTCAGCCTGTTCGTGGGCGGACTGACAGGCAAAACCAAAAAGGACTTCCTTGCCGCCCACGCTCGCCGGGAGCAGTGGAGTCCCGTCTGGCTTCGTGACATTCACCATGTTGTCGCCCTTGTGTGGCCCGTGGCTTACGCAGCCGCGTTCCTCTCGTTCATCGAGACAGCCCGGATTCCCGGTGGCACGATGCCCCGCTCCGACGACGCGGCCGTCGGGTACTGGGCCCGCAACCGCAAGGTCACGTTCTGGGCTTGTGTGCCGTGTCTTGTGGAGCACCCTGACGATGTGCCTTCCACGATTCACCGCAGGTCGCGTTCGGGCGACATGGGCCGTCGGGCAATCGCGTGGCTTGGCGATGACCTACCGCAGCGGTAGGATCTGGGGTAGCGCGGTGGAGCAGTCAGGTAGCTCGCGGGGTCCATAATCCCGAGGTCGCAGGTTCAAATCCTGCCCGCGCGATCCGCCGGTTCGAATCCGGCTATCCGAGCAGAAGTGCTCGGTGGGAACGGAGTGGAAGTGGGAACTCCGCACCTAGGGTGGCCGCACTAGAGGGCCACCCTTAGTGGTTCTACCGCCGAGTGTCCGCTTCGCGTGCTTCACTACGGGCAGCGTTCGACCGCGAAGCGAAGCGGACGTCAGTCGGGTCCGAAGGACTGCCGACGTGACTTGTCACGTCCACAAAGGGAGTCCGAACATGAAGGATCCACTGTTTCCCGCGCTTCCCGAGGATCTCGCGTCGCTGAGCGACACGGATCTCGTGGAGCTTCTGCGCGAGCATGAGATCGCCGCAGAGCTGATCGACAGCGACGACGAGGACTTCATCAAGGGGATGGACCCCGCCGATGTGCTTGCCGCCTACGAGTCCGGGGTGGAGCAGATCGAGACGGTCGTCGCGGAGCAGAAGGCCCGCGTCGAGGCTCAGGACGCCTACCTCGCCCGCAAGAACGAGCTTTCCTCACGACGCAAGCCGGACGAGGAAGTCGAGGTTCCGGAGGTTCTGGCCGTCGAGGACACCGAAGTCCTCGCCGAAGACGACGATGAGGGCGACGAGACGACAGAGGTCGAGACCGAGGCCGTCGAGGAGCCCGTCGTGGTTGTCGCGTCCGCAGAGCCGAAGGCGACAGTCAGGCTTCGGCGTCCGCCGCAGCCATCACCGGACAGGATGCCGAACGGCGAGACCGGAGCGGTGCTTGTCGCCGCCGCTGGTGTCGAGGGCATCCGTCCCGGCCAGCCCGTCGACCGGCTGACGTTGGCGAAGACGTACAAGAAGACGGCGGACCGTTGGGGCCGTGTCGCGAAGCATCACGCCGGGATCGAGCAGCGCATCCTGGTTGCTTCCGCGTCGTTCCCGTTCCCGGAGGACAGGGTGCTCCACTCAACCGATTGGGGTGCCAACGCCGACAAGATCGCGAAGGTGATCCCGACGGGCGTTCCGGGTGTGCTCGGCAACCCGGTGCTTGTCGCGTCGGGTGGGCTGTGCGCCCCGTTGGAGCCGATCTACTCGATGCCGAACTACGCGGTGCAGTCCCGCCCGGTGCGTGACTCGCTCCCGTCGTTCCAGGCGGACCGTGGCGGCGTCAATGTGCCAACCGCAACCGACATCGGTTCGATCACGAGCGCGATCTCGGTGATCGAGGAGGCCGACGACGCTCTTGGCGGCACGTACGCCACCAAGTCGTGTCAGGCGCTCGAATGTCCCGCGTACACCGAGGTGCCTGTCACGGTGATCTCGCACTGCCGTGAGTACGGCAACCTCAACGCGATGGCGTGGCCGGAGAAGATCGCGCACGAGAACGATCTCACGATGGCGGCGCACGCACGCACCGCAGAGACGTACCTGCTCGACAGAGTCAAGGCACTCTCGATCAACGTCACCCAGGCAGAGGTGCTCGGAGCCGTCGGTGACTTCATCCACGCGATCACGAAGGCACAGGCAGGGATCCGCTACCGGCTCCGGATGGAGCGCAGCGCACGGTTCCGCGTCCTGGCCCCACAGTTCCTCCCCGATCTGTTCGCCGCAGACACGGCGTACACGCAGTTCGATCGCTTCCAGGCGCAGAACGAGATCGCCGCGCTCATCGAGCGGTACGGAATCAGCGTGACGTGGTATCTCGACGACGTGACGGGCGGCACCTCGCAGGCGTTCTCCGCAGAGTCGGCGGGTGCGCTCGACGACTTCCCGGACGACGCTCAGTGGGCGATCTTCCCGGAAGGCGAGTTCATCCACGTCGACAGCGGGAGCCTCGAACTTGGGATCGTTCGGGACTCCACCCTCAACAGCACCAACGACTACCAGTTCTTCGGTGAAACATTCGAGAACGTCGCCCGTCTTGGCCCCGCGCAGGGTGCGCTGTGGGTCACGCAGGGTGTCTGTCCCTCGGGTGAGTTCCCTGCCCTCGGCACCGCACTTACCTGCTGAGTTCTAGGGACTGACGGAGACGCCAGATGAACACCTTGCTCACTCCGAAGCGGCGGCCTATCGCAGCCTGCGATTCGTTGCCGCTTCGGAGTGCCTCGGTGTCACTTGGGTTGGGAGACTGGCCGCCACACCCCGCGCTGTATGCGGGCGACGGTCGACTTTCCGACTCCGAAACGCGCCGCTATCTCTCGCTGGGTTCCAGGGGAGTTCCTGATCTCTTCCGCAATCTCAGTAGTGACGTGCGCATGGGCAATCTCATGGAGGGGGCACTTTGTCGACCATAACCGCGATCGGTCCTGCGTTGGCGATCGACGGCCCCCTTCCGTCCGCCCCCCCACACCGGCTCCTCTCGATCCCCGGAGTTGTGCAAACGACGGGGGAGGGACGCTGGCAGAACGGCGTCAACGTGTACGGGTACCCGGAAGAGATCCCGGGCCTGTGGGAGCCGTGCTCTTCCGGCACCTACCGTGTGAAGACGGAGGGGGCCGGGGTTTCGCAGCCCAGGTTCGATCCGTTCGGTTTGTACATCCCGATCACCTGTTCGGCACTGTCGATGGGGGATTGGCGAGAGTTCGCTGGTCGTGCCGAAAAGGTGTTGGACGCCACCCTGTCGTTCGGTGTGGAGGAAGCCCTCTCACAGGGTGTTGTGCTTTCCACCAACCCGTTCCTTGGCGACTCGAACGTCGCCACTCTTGGTGGCGGGGCTGTCACGCCGGCGGTAGGGCTCGCATGGTTGGAGAACGCGATCGGCGAAACAGGCCGAGGCGGGTTGATTCATGCGACACCGGCGACGGTGTCGGCATGGAGCGAACTGTTGCACGACGAGGACGGCACGTTGTTCACCGCGAACGGCACCCCGGTCGCTTCGGGTGGCGGTTACATCGGGGCGGTCGCGAACGGTGCGGCGGCCGGGGCAGGCGAGTCGTGGGCGTTCGCGACAGGTCCCGTCGAAGTGTTTTTGTCCGACGTGGTTCTTGTCGGCGGCGACATCAACGGCACGTTGGACACGTCCAACAACGACGTGACGTTCCGGGCCGAACGGTTCGCGCTCGCCCAATGGGACACGGCAACCCAAGTCGCGACGCTCGTGAACTGGACGCCGTGATGAGTTTCCAGGTGTTCGGCAGCACGATCAGTAGGGCGTCCTCCCTGGTCGGGGTGGCCCTCGTTTCCAACAACCAACCGGCCAGAAAGGTAGGTGTCAACTGATATGGCTGCTAACTGCGGCGTCTCGGTGGGGTTGTGCCGCACCCGGGTCACGCTCGTGGATTCTGCGGGCAACGTGTCCGGCTCGACGGACAACTCGTATGTGACGGACAACGCTCTTTCGATCTCGGTCACCCCGAACATCGAGACGGGCAACACAACCCAGGTCCGCAACGGGTGCGGATGCTCGATCGCGCGTTTCAAGTCGGCCGACACGTTCAACTGGTTCGAGTTCGCGTTCAGGTCTGGCACGTTGGAGCCGGAGCTTTTGCGGTTGCTGCTCGGGGCCGAAACGATCGTGGACGGCCTCGACACCGTCGGGATGGCGTTCCCGTCGTCGCTTGCCTGCGACGCGGACGAGCCTGCCGTTGCCTTGGAGTTCTGGACGAAGCATGTTGTGGGTTCGGGGCAGGACGGCACCTACCCGTGGATTCACTGGGTGTTCCCGAAGACGGTGTGGCAGTTCGGAGACAACACGTTCGAGGACGGCATCGCCGAACCTTCCGTCAACGGGTTCTCCCGCACCAACCAGCAGTGGGGCGACGGTCCCTATGGGGACGGTCCGCCCGACGGACAGGACATCCGTGAAGGCGGATGGTGGAAAACAGACGTTGACCCACCGGCGGCCGTTTGTGCCGTTGGCGACGTCACGCCCAGCAGCTAACCGGGAATCACCGGAGGAGGTAAGAAGCAATGGCAGAAAAGACCTACGCGGTGACGAACGGTGCAGCACCGGGCATCGCCGCCCCAGTCTCGATCGCGACAGGAACAGCGATCAAGACGCACATCCAGATCTCGACGAACGTGACAACCCCTGCGATCAGGTTCGTGGAGTGGTGGGCCGAGTTCGACGGTTCGACGGCCGCAACGCCGATCAAGGTCGAGCTGATGCGTCACACCGCAGCAGGGCAGACCACACTGTCCGCGTACGCGGCCGGTGACATCGCCCGTGTCAACGACCCGAACGCTCCTGTCTCGGGCATCGTGCTCGGCGCGGGCAACTCGGGGTACTCCAACACCACCGCGGAGATCACGCCCACGGGCACCCCGGTGTCGCTGGAGTCGCACTTCGTTCCGCCGACGTCCGGGATCTACGTGCAGTTCCCGCTCGGACGGGAGCCGGAGGTGCAGGTCAACGCGTACGCCCGGCTCCGCACCACCGCAGGCGCATCGGTTGGATGCCTCGCAGGGGTGATGTGGGCCGAGTGAATCGCTAAAGAGGCGTCACAAGGGACTGGGGTTCTTTGCAAGTCATACAGTGGAAATCTCCTTCTAGGAGTGGTAGTGTTCACGACATGGCTAATCGAATCCCAGTCCCGACGCCTCGGCCTCGGGACTACTGCAACCGTCAGGCGTGCATCAACCTCCGCCAGCGCGAGAACCGCAACCGTAGTCTCGGGCGCGAGGTGTAGGCCTCCCCTTGGCCTGTCAGCACGGCGGGGAGGGCCTTCGGCCCTCTTCGTCGTTCCGTCCCCGCACAAGCGTAAACTCCGACCCATGAGCGTTTACACCGACCTGAGTGAGGCGTGGTCGGAGTGGCAGACCGCTGAGTTGTACCGGAAGTGGAAGCGCGCGAATCCGGGTGAGTCCGCGAAGCTCGACACGTACCGGGCAGGGGGCGTTCGGCCTTCGTTGGTGACGGCGACAGGCAAAGCATTGGTGTGGGAGACGGACGCATGGCTCGCGTCGG